ATCTTCATTGGCCCAGACTTCGATCATAGAAGCGCCATTTCTTTCAAGACCTCTATTTAGAAGTACTTCATTATAATCATTAGCAATCATCGAAATGGCCTCTTTATAAGGCACACATTGCATTTGCCGTTGGGCGTATACTGTACTAGGGATTAACACCGCCGTAGAGAGCAGGATTAATGTGAATAAGATCGTTCTCATCGTAGTAACCTTTTATGGCATCGATCAAACCAGCAATGTTATCGTCCCTCTTGCCGTAAAAGGTCTGTGGAGGCTCTTGATCGACACCAATAAGTATTACGAACCTATCCACAGGTATGCCCGTCATTTCTTCATACATTATACAATATGCAGTGGCTTGCATAAAATAACTATTTACCCACTCCCGCTTTTTAAGTTTAGCAGAAGTTTTATAATCTACAATAGCAAGTTTGCCATTCCATTCACAAATAAGATCTACTCGGCCTGCTATACCCAAATGTTTTGAATATAAGGGTAATTCTTGACCATAAACTTCTCCCACAAAACCATCTAAAATCTCTTGCATACTCATAAACATTTGTTTATCTAAGGGAGAACGTATATCAGGTTTCTTGTTATTTATATAATCTTCACACATTTTATGAATACGGGTGCCTCTAGAAGATGAAGTTCTAGAAATTTTATTGGCTGTTTCTTCACCTACTCTCTTACGCCATTTATTAATATCATCTCGACTTAGACGACCTAGAATAGTAGTAATAGAAGGAAAAGCACCGTCGGGAGTTTTGTATACTCTCCCGACTTCTGTTGTGATTGCTTCTAATTCTGCTAATTCTTGTAGTTGTTTATGTTGAAACATCTTTTCACCACCTTTTAGCAGGTGTTAACCAGCTAGAGTCAAACGCTGGCATAGCATATTTGTCAGCATCACCACCATCCCAATCAGATGGATGATTGCCTCCAAATAATACATCATCTGCTAAAGCACCACCCACATCTTCAGAGTATGTATTATCAATAGCAGTAATATCAGTCTCAGAGAGATCTTTCTCTTCCATCGCCAAGCTGCGGCCGCGGCCGCCGAGGTCTTCGAAGCCAAGATCGGCAAGCACCGGTGCCACGCGGAGGATTTCGGCGAGGAAGGTCGGGCGGTCGATTTCGCCGGCGTGCCAGCGGTCGATCAGCCTTCGGGCGCTGTAATCGAAGCGGATGCCGCTGGCACGCCAGCGTTCGATCAGCCTGTCGATATCGTCGGCATCAGTGATATCAATCTTAGAGAGGTCTTTCGCTATTAAGACTTCTTCTATTAGTTTTAATAAATGTTCATTTGTATACTTATTTAATTCTTCTGCTGAACGTGTTGGTTCAACAAAATCTAAACACATTTCAATCAACTTATCACGCATTACTATCTCCTCAAGTTAATCACTATTATCTGTTTTAACTAAGAAGTCAGATCTGACATCCTGTTTTAACTAAGAAGTCAGATTTGACATTTTCGGTAGTCCATTTAGCAAATGATAGTATATCCTTATTTTTTTCTAATTTCTCTAACTCTGATAGAAATTCTTTATAATCCATCAAATCTATAACTACGGCCGACATTTTTAGACTATTCCTTGCCTTACTTTAGAGATGATATATTCCTTTACTAATTTACTTCTTACGATATCATCTTCTTCAAATTCAACAGTTTTAAACTCATCTATTGTAGCAAGAATCCTCATGAATGTCAAGAGTCCTTTTCGTTCATCGTCACGAATTAAATCGCTTTGTCTAAAATCACCACAAAACATAATTCTACTATTATCTCCGAGTCGAGTAATAATAGAGTCTAATTCATGGAAGTTTAGATTTTGTGCTTCATCTACTAGTACGATTGAATCATCTAATGTTATTCCTCTAATATAAGAAGTAGTAACGAACTTGATAATATTTTTACCTTTAAGTATATCATAAGCATCGCCCCTACCAAAGATATCATTACAGATATTCATGTAGGGTGCTTCGTATACTTTAGATTTTTCCTTTTCTGTTCCTGGTAGAAATCCCATGTCTCTAGTGGGTACAACTGATCTAACTAGGGTTAAATTTGTATGATCAGTATATCCATTAATAATATCTGATAGAGCTAGATAAAGTGATATGTATGTCTTGCCTGTGCCTGCTAAACCGTGTAGAAGTAGATTGTATTCCTTATTATACAGATCAAAAGCTTTTTCTTGATTAATTGTTTTTGGAAAAACATTCTTTAGTTTTAACGAATTATTATTATTTTTACGAAATTGTTTTTTCTGTTTTCTAGTTAACTTCCCTGGAAAGTGAGAAACATTATCGAATTCTTCTACGGTTAGTAAGGACATTATTCATACCTTTTTCTAGATTAAAAATAATTAGGCGTCCCCCTTAGCAATCCTTTTACTGCGCCATTTATCTATGGCCTTTCTTGTCTTTACCTCCTTAGTAGTTTGTTTAGAACCCATAGATGCAGCTAAAGCACTGTTCGGGTGGGCAGCGGAGACTTTATGCATAACTTCACCCCATCCATCGTCATTCTTAATACCACCAACACCACCAACAATATTCATGGCTTTGATGACTTGTTTAGTATTTGAATTGTTGGAGAGATATTCTTCCTTGTCTGCAATAGACATGAATTCGTCCCATTCGATCCCTGACTCTTCATTAAAAAATGTGTAATTGGGCATTTGCTCTCCTATGCTTTTATTTATGATAGATAGTGTCTCGGATTTCATCAAAAGGACGTTTCATCAGATCTTTGAAATTTTCTTTCCATAAATCTGAATATTCAGTATCTTGATACAATCTAAACAAAGGAGACCCTAAGGTATGATGAATATTGTATGGTACTTCATTTTCTTTTAAATCATAATAGTCTTCTCTGTCCATACCCTCACCAACTAGATAATTCCATTTTCTATCAAGTGAACCTATTTCATCTTCTTCAAATTCAAGAAATCTATGTAGATATGCTGGTTCATTAACATCAGCCCAATCTAATGTAAGCTTAGATGTTTTTTCATTATCACAATTCCATAATGATACACTACTCCAATTCTTCTTAGGATAAGAGGCCTGATTAGTGCCTCCCATCTTAGAAAGATGTGAAGAGGTATAATCATGTTTACATACTGATACTGACTTAGTTAAATCGACCTCTTCTATAAGAGAATCAACTGACCGTGTAAACATCATATCGCAATCTAGAAATAATGCTAACCGAGGATAGTCCGTTTGTCCGCGAAGATCGTGATACAAATTTACTAATGGTGCAGATAAAAACCTGGTCATAGTAAATTCAGTAGAACCTCGAACATCTAATTTTCTTTTCGTATATCCATAAGCATATAAATGATTATAGATAAGTGGTATAATTTTATATTTAATCTTAGTATCAAAACTACGAATAGTATGAGCTAATATTTTAGCACATATGTCTTCTTTAGGATCATATCCAATAAAGATAGTTAAAGGATTAAGACCAGAATTCTCTAATGAATCAAAAAGGTGTTTCATGCATTAACGCCTTTTCAAATTGTTCATAAGACATTCCATGCATATTAGGAGATTTACAACCATAGAAATCATATTGTTTATCAAAAACAAATACAAAATCAGTGAATAGATTATGAGTCATAAACCAATCTAGATACCGAATTCTATTTGGATTGTCTGCTGCATTAGTTCTAGTTTCAGCGGCCCCGTCAAACATATTACTGATTGATTGAGCAGTATCATTTTTAATTAGACTATCAAACCCTAGAATGTACAAAATAGTATTGCCATTAAACATAGCACACTTCATAGCATACATTCCAGTATTAGACCTTGGTCTAGGACCAGTATGGCCATGATACAAAGATGATTCTACATGGTCTTCTATTTCATCTGGGAATAAAATTCTGCTATTAGAAAAGAGTTTAGAATCTTCTAACATCTTCTTTCGATATTCTTCAATTGTTACATTATATAAATTTACTCTATTAAGATCTTCAAATCCTTCATATGCAATACCACAAGAATAAACTTCATTCTTCACGGGTATTCTATTAAGATCAAAATCGGCTCTAGAAGTACCATTACCTATAATAATAGCTCTATTTCTTTTAATATGTGATATTTGATTTTGAAACATCATCATCATTCTCATATTGTAAATTTTCTTCAAGGTCGCGCTGTTGGCGACTCTCACGAATCTTCTTAAATTTATTTACCCTTCGAGGATTATCATTATCATTATAATCATCATCCCACTGTGATCGACGGGCCCTAAACGTTTTAGACATTACCAATCCTTCGCTTCTTTAAAAGTTTTCTTAATTAGATTTTTAGTGATACCCTTGTAGGGGCTTTTCTTTTCTTTGATAGCTAATAGTAATTTAGCATCATCCGGGTCTGCTGATTCGAGAAATTCAATAAACAAAGATTCTCGCCTTGCTGGTTTAATACCCTTCTCTTGACCCTTGATAAAATATCGAAGCTTACGGAATTCACTATAAAAGTAATTCTGCATATCCGATTCTTTAGGCAACGGTTTATATGGCGGGTTACCTTCTGGCAAATCAAATGAAATGCTTTCATTGAATAACATATTGAAAACTGTAATCAATGGTTCACAAGTCTTACTACTATTTTGAAGGAAAGCTATTTTATCTTTCTCAGACTTCAATTTGCTGGCCTTCATGATAACTTCAGCTACGCCGTCTTTCATCTAAAACTCCTGTATATCAGTCATTAAATTTTTCAGTCTACTCTTAATAAAGTACCCTAGTATCATAGAACGGTCGTTCCTTTGATAATTACTATAGATATCTATAACTTGATTCCGGATGTCTTCTGGAATACGAGATAAATCAATTAAGTGTATATTCCTTAAATAATTTCTTTTAACCTCACCATCAAACGGTGTTACTCCTCTCACCATATCTTCTATCATAGCACTAACGCGCTTCTTTGTCAAGGGTTTTTGACGAGTTCCAGCAACAAAAGTATCATCATTTGATAAGATATTAGGTACCCCGTCGCCAGCATCACCACGAATAACGTGTTCGAAAAGATAGGATAATGGGTCACCCACTTTAATAAACTTCTTAGTAATAGGCGAATATTGAGATACATTCTTATATCTCTGTAATTGTGAGAAATCTTTATCACCAGACACAATCATAATCTTTTCATTATTATAACGTTCTACCATTACAGCAATAATATCATCAGCCTCTGCTGACTCTACTTGTAAGACTGCATAAGGTAAATTATTTTTAATCTCAGCTTTGATAGTATGTAATGTATTAAAGATAGCGGCCCAATCAAGACTAGATTCTTCTCGGGTCTTCTTTCTACT